TTGATCTAGTGCTGCTGTACTTAATTGTACTACATCATCTGTGATCATGTCAACCTCTTCCACGTCAAAAAGAGCATTGAACTTTGTGTTAGCATTCACGGTCTTTTTGCCTTTGAAACCACGTGTGCCAATGATGTCCATCCAGTATTTGGAATAGTGTTCAATTATGGCTTCTGACTCGTCTCGATCAGTGGTAGCAAAAATTGCATCCACAATGTCTGCAAATCGTGCATGGTCACCACTTTCATTCCACATCATGTATGGCCATTCGGCACCTGCGTCGAATGTTTGGTTTGCTCGTTGCACCGATTCTAAATGTGTCCACACATTGTGACCCATGAGCAAGGCATAGCTAAAACTATCCCAACTGGTCTTGCCATTCTTACCAATTTTGTTTAGATCTGGTGGCACATGAAAGTGAGTCATGTTGTTGGGATCAAATATTTCACCATTCAATTCTGCATCAGTTTTGCGAACACCCGGTTTGTAAACACAAATATCCTTCATCTGCAACTGACTACTGATAGGGCTTTCGTCAAAGTGGTCCACAAATTTTTCTGCTACCACAGTTGGTCCATATGGGCGTGTGTCTGTGGAATATTTTTTGTCATCCACAATGGGGCTCATTCGATAGCTCCATTTTTCATTGTGTGTTAGATCAATTTCGTGATACACTTGACCGTTTGCAGTGGCCAGGAACGGACTGGCACAATCAAAGCTGATGGTAAAGGTTGGATTCACATATTTCCGTATGGCCCGTTGAATCACAGTGAGCAACACTGCCCACTCCAGTTTGCTTGTGCCCAAAAAGTGCATCCAATCGTGAGTGCCTGATTGCAACAAGTTATCATGCCGTAGTGCTACCAGTCTGCGAAGTATCAGGTGGACGTCACACATGTTCTGCCCGCCCATGGCCCAGCCATCAAAGTGTGTGTCCGGGTATTTCACAGGGTCACAATAGTCCTTCATTTCCTGATACCAAGATTCTGCACTGGTGTGATTGTCGCCTTGCAGCACATTTAAAATCTTTGTTCCGCCGTCGTTCTTTCCTCGACGATTCTTCATAAAGTACTCGTTGTTGTACTTGGTTGCTGCCACAGCTTCAGGCAAGGTCTTGATGCCACATGCGTCGCTGGCTTTCTTGTCATGGATAACCCAGGTGGGAATATCCAGGGTCATTGCATAGTCACTGATACCATCCAGCCATTTGAGAATAGCGTCACGCTTCTTTTGTGCTTTGGCACAACCTGAGTTGGCCTTCCAGTCACCTTCCCACAAGCCCTTGGCAATCTGGAATCCGCCTGAGTCACCCAGCATGAATGTGCCAGGCTCGCGATTGCGAACCATGTCCTCCGACCAGTCCTGCTTGGTCAAATCCAGATTGGCATGACCACCGGAATACAGGCTCCACTTGTAGGGAAACAAGGCTTTAGAACTGTTGAGCCAATTCATTTGTTCCATGTCTGGTATACCGCTGGGCATACGACTGGGAGCAACATAAGGACCGTTTACAGGATCACGCTGTTTACCTATGTATGTTGCATAGAATCCAGAGATAGCCGGAAGGAACACAGCATATTGACTTAGTCCATCAGGACCCAGTTGTTTTTCAGTAAAATTATCTTGAGTCATTGTTTTGTTCTAGCTATTAATTCGTAATCTTTTGCATACGCCTTGATCACACGTTGCGCAAGATCGGGTCGTTGCTGTAGTCGATCAACAAAGAATTTTTGCAACAGTCGCATATTGGCATTGTTGCCAGCTGAGTTTGAGTCTAGATCCGAGTATGGAGCAAATCCAAGATAGTCTGCAATTGCTGCATCAAAGTTGCGATCCAACAAGAAGTATTTTCTCTTGACTGCGGGCAACAGGTCCTCAACAAACTCATGCTGTGACCACACATGATCATCAAACCTATTGACAACATCAAATATCAAACGCTCAGTGGTCTGATTGTATCCGTCTATCCATTGCACTGCATCCATGGGCCAGTTGTGCGGCGAATATGGTTCGTCAGGAAACACAGGACCATTGGGACCTTGCGGCGAAAGTATATAGGTGTTTAGGTATTGCACTATTCCACTTACCCAGCGATCCAGTGGATCTCGCAGTATCACAATCATTTCTGTTATGGTGTCACTGTGATCATCTGCCACTGCGGTCATCCACTGATGGCGTCTTGCCCAGTCCAACATGTAGCTACTGGCGTTCTTGGGAATGTTCACAATGAATTGTGACAGATCCGGACTCAGTGTTCCGGAACCGTAACTAAACCCTCGATCAACCAGTTGTGGGATCATTTGGTCTGTGCAGGCAAAATGTAGTTGTACACGGCAAGACCAGAATTCACTGTGATTTGCATGCAGCCATCATCAGATATCTGCATGGTTTTGTCTCCAGTCAGGCTCAGAATGCTCATGACCTGACTCACTGGCCATGACCAGGCATGCTTTAATGCACCAGTAATGTCATGCTGGAACACAAAGTTACCACTGTGCGTGGAGTGATCACCAAAGAAGAATTTGAGATCCTTGCCATCAGTCTTGACTTGAAAGTTGAGTTCTTCTGAATTGGCCTGTGCTTGCATTCGCAAACGTTGGATAGCAGCCACAGTGGGTTCAAAAGTAATATGCCAGTTTACACCTTTGAATTTCAGTGTCTTGAGTTTGTCATTCACAATATCACTTGCCATGAATCGATAGTTGTTTTTAAAGTCACCTACCTTGTTTTCAAAAGTAATGCCGTCCAGTTCACCATTGGCTTTGCGTGTGACTGCCAGTTTGGCATCTTCTCTGTATTCTTGCAAATTCAACAGTGTCTTGAGTTTGCCAAGATTGGGCATGCCAAATGTTCCAACAAAGTCAGCCATTGGATTGGCAAACTGTGCATCGATAATAACTGATTTGTCTTCGGCTAGTCCACCAACTGTGGTAGCAGAATCAGTGCCAGTAATTTTGATTAAATCAATACAACCCAGGTCAAATGTGTGTTGTACAATATCTAGTAAATAGTCTTTCATGTTTCGGTCCTTTTGTTAAAACGTATAATCAATCTTCGGAGTTTTTCATCCGACAATCCCATTGCTTCTATCTTGGCAGATATTGCTCTGCGGACTTTTTTAATGTTGAGTTGTCCCTTTGTGGTGGCATCCTTGAGATCCACCGGCAATATTGCAGCAATCTCAATCAGTGCCATTAGCTCTAGTTCATTATAGATATCTTTTGTTGATCTGTCAACTGATTCTGGTGGTGTGGCATCAATTATTATGGGCGGTGCAGCATCAATATCTTCTTTTCTAAAAATTCCTGCCAGGGCTTGTCCGCCTCTAATACTTGCCAGAACACCGGGTTTTTTTAGTTCTATCCAACTGGTGCTGCCGTTGTTGTTGTGCTCGTAGATGATCTCGTAGCCCAGTATCTGTGCATGCTCACGCACCAATCTACCAGGAGTATAGCAACAAAAGTGATGTTCCACAAGACTTACTGCACCTTGCTGATCGCAGTTGTTGTAACTGAATACAAAACTTCCACCGGGTCTCAACAGTCCAAACACTTCGGTCATGTATTGCTTGACTATTTCCAAAGGCTTGAAGTTGAAGTAGTGAAATGAATACACAAATCCAAATTGTTGTTTTGGCAGGTTCCAAAATATCGGATCAGTGGTGTATTCCTTGACCACGTAATAGCGAAGTCTACGCTGATACTCTTCAGTAAACTGTGTTCGCATAGGCTCCAACAGTTCTGTGTCGGTGTCCACCAAGTACATGGGGTCAAGTGCTACCAGATCTTCTACACCGGGACTGTGTGCTGGCCTAATCACCATGCCTGGATAATGCCAATCAGTATACAGTTGCAATCGGCTTTGCAAAAACACCCAGGTCAAGGGTTCTATAGACAGTTGTCTTGATAGAATATATTCTGGCGTGTCTTTTTTCATACCAGTTTGATATAGGTCTGTGCTGTCAGCAAAATATGCAGGCTCTTGTTGCACAATTAAATCCTGTACACTATCCCTAAGTTGCTGTAGATTTTGATCAAACTGTCCAAGAAATTTCTCAGCACGACTCTTTGATTCGTTCAAACTGTCCAGGGCATCGGGCACCTGCACTCGACTGTCTTCAACAATTTTCACAATCTTTTTCAGCTCTCCGATAGTTTCAGTTGCAGTTGCCTGCACACTCAAGGTGTCCAGAGTATTTAGATATCCAACAAGGTCACTTAATTTCATTCAAACGAAAACAAACTTGTGAATGTATTTTCAGTATTGGTTGCAGATGCAAGATCCCACTCCAGTACTCCCAGCAAGTTGTCAATCTTTTGATCCACAACCGTGGCCTCCATCAGCCCATCATCGAACGGCAGTTCTGTAAACCAGACAGGCAAGCGTTGTTCATCTGTGGGATATCCAATTGATGTCCAACCCAGCGCATTTGACTTGAGCTTGCACACAATGGTCTTCATGCCGTCTACAATCTGCATGCTGTAGTTGTCGCTGTTCATTCGTCGCAGGTTGTTCCAGTTCATGGCTGCTCTAACATGTCCTGGCATGTTGGCTCGACCCTGGGCAGCTTCTGCAGCACCATACTTGGTCAAGTTGTTCACACGCTTGGGCGAACCCTTCTCCCAGCCCGGCCGCTCCATGAATTCATACTTGAACTTGCGAATATGTTCAATCACGTCGTCACGTTGCACACCACTCAGTATCTTGTTTAGAATTTCCAACAAGAACTCTTGAATAACCTTGGGTGTGTCCGAACGTTTTAGATCCAGGCCAGTGGCCTTGGTCTTGCCAATCTTGCCGTTCACATCCAGTCGATTGCCTTCAAGGTCAATGATGTTCACAGCATAACGCTTCTTGGTAATAAACAGGCTGCGGTCTGCTACCATCTCACGACCACACTTGATCAGTTCGCCCATATCCCGCGGACAATGGAATGCCTGTTCCATGAAGCCTGGAAACGAATCATTCACTTGATCAGCAATCGAATCATACAGTTGAATACAAGTTTCTTTGCTCCACTCCATACGACCTTCTGCAACTTCGTTTTTCAACACAGACCAAGCACTGAAATAACATGAATCTGTGTCACCATAGATAACTGCTGCACCCACATGATCATATTCACCAGTGATACATTCATTGATGTATGCATCCATGTGTCTAGCAATAGCACGACCAGTCAGTGTGGTTGATTGTCCAATGCGCTTGTCAAAGAATCTGCAACCTGGATTCAAAATAGCACCATACAAACTGTTCAAGTTGATCTTCTTGACCAGTTGTCGCTTGTCCCAGAACGCAATGTCCTTGGGATCTGTTGCTGCTTTTTTCTTGGCCTGCATGTCCTTGCGTTCTGAATACCAACGTTCCAGCAAGCCGGGAATGATACCTTTTTTCTCATAGGTAAGAATAGTGCCATTGGCAGTGAGTATCCAGGGCTGGTGGCTGTCAAAGATCAGTTTCCAGATCTCTGCTGCTGAGTGAGTGCTTTCAGAGCCGTCCTGCCAGTCAATGGTGATTTCAGTTCCTACCTCTGTGTTCATCACAGCGGTATATTCAAGACTGCCAAACAGGTTCTCCCAGGCATCTGCAAACTTGCCTCCGTTCTTGGCCATCTTTTCTCGAATGTAATGATCAGTCATGGTCTGCCGCAACTGCCCCACAATGGTTTCCGGACCCATGTTCTGTGCTCTAATGGCCGAAGGATACAGACTGTTGATGTCAACTGACCCTACCCATTCATGCAGACCTTTTTTGGGATATGCAACATAAGCACCTGCTGCTTGATTGTCTTCCGTGTCGTTGCGTTGCTTGCGGTTGGGCACAACAAATCCACGTTCATGTGCTTCCACAATGATGGCCTGTTCAGTCACTGCCACAGCACCCATTGTGGTCTGCAACAGCACAGTGTTGGCATGTGCCAGTTCATTGGCCAGTTCCAGAAAGCGCAGTTTCTTGTCCAGTTTGTCCAGCAGTGCAGTATCTTGACGATTGTATTCAATAAACTTCTTGAAGTGTTGATTATACAACTGATCCAGAGTGCCTTCGAACTGTGTCTTAGTCTCTCCCAGTTCGTATTCAGCAATGGCATCCAGACTGTAGCTGTGACGTTCTTCATAGGTGTACTTGCGATACAACTGCATATAGTCCATGTGTACTCGGCCCACTAGGTCATAGGTTTCTTGTTCAGCACCAAAGCGTTCAAACATACGCTTCTTGGGATGTTGCCCCCAGAGACAGAACTTGCGAGTGTCATCCTTGCTGAGAACTCGGATGGTTCTATTGATAGTGTAAGGAATATCGTAGCCCTCTGAGTTCCAACCACTCAGCACGTCTGCATCGTCAATCAAGTCCAGGAACATCTTGATCATGTCACGCTCGTCTTCAAACAAGAACGTGTTTTCAAAGTCAGCCACCAGTTCTTGTGCAGTAGCCATGCTCATGTGCTTGGGTGGCACAGCCATGGTGACCATTTGATCCAGCCAGTTCAGGTAAACAGAAATAGCAGTGATGGGATTGAACGGATCATCCACAGGTGAGAATCCACGATCCTTGTTGAAGTCTACCTCAATGTCAAAAAATGCTGTGTGCAGATCCGGAGCATCCTGCCCCTTGTAGTTGTCCTCTAAACAACGAAAGATTGGATTGATGTCACTTTCATACAACTGCTTGCCTGAATGCATGCTGACTTCTTTGCGAAACTCTTTGTTGTTTCTTGTGCTGAACCTTGACACTGGTGTGTCATAGATGCTGCGATGTTTGCCTCTGGGGTCATCGTAGTAGAACACAAAGTTTGCGGGGTATTCTCTGTAGACTCGAGTGCCATTGCGGCGTTCCACCACGTGAATGCGATCGTGGGCACGATCAAAAAGACTGTCAATATAACTCATGTATCTCCGTTTATGGCCGGTAAGCCGTGTTGCTTGCCCGTAACGTGGGCGACTCGTTGTAACGCAATATTTATAATGTCTTGCCCACTGTGGTGAGAATTGTTTCCAACAGTTCATGATCTTGTTGTTCTTGCCCAAAGCTGGCCTTGTGTGCCATGCGAATTGCTTTTTTCAGCACAGCTGGCTTGATTTCCAGTTCCTCTGCAATGGCCTTGACTGTGTCGGTGAGCCCGCCTTGCAAGGTATCAATCTCGTGCATGACCTGCATGCCTTCATTGATGATCTGGGTGAGTTTGATTTTTTGGTCGCCGTTGAATGTTTTGTTTTCCATGAGAATCTCCTAAAGTAGTCAGCTAGTATAACTGATACAGTAGGAGATGTCAAGATGTTGTTGCTCACTTTAGGATTCCCAGTAGACGCGATAAATAAAATATGACAGAATTTAAACCTACCTTCCTATACGTTAAGCAACATAATGTCACCGGAATGAAATATTTTGGAAAAACTGTTGCCAATGACCCTATAAAATATAAAGGATCTGGGAAGCTCTGGCTGCGTCATATTAAGAAGCATGGGAATAATGTAACAACAATTTGGTATCAACTATTCACAGATAAGAAATCTATAGTAGAGTATGCTTTAAGTTTTTCTAAAGAACAACAAATAGTAGAATCTAAGGATTGGGCAAATCTAATGCCCGAAAATGGGTTGCTGGGCAGTGGCGTAAAGGGTATTAAGATAAATCGCACCCCGGAACATAATAAAAAAATAAGCGATGCAATGAGAAAGCGTAGTTTAGAAAAAAATGGATTTATAAAAAAAGATCAGCCTAAGGTTGAAAAAGGAAAATCTAAAGGTGGATGGAAATGGAAATCGGAAGTCAAGTTAAAACATTCCCAATTACAAGCAAGAATAGTTAAAAGAAGAATGTGCTGCATACATTGTCGAATCGAGAGCGGGATCGGTAACATAGATCAATGGCACGGTGATAAATGTAAAATGAAACCGGTTTAGATCATCTGAGTAGCGAATTCATTTGATCAAGGCCCGGCTTCCCGCCTGCCCTCGCAA